AAGGAGGTGCAAAATATATAATCCTCTTATAAATCCAACTTTAAATGTAAAAAATAATATTCAGGTTGGTGCAGTCAATTTATTAGTAGAATTACAGATAAGAGAAGGATATGGGGTATTGGATATATCTAGTGCCTCGACAAAAACTATTATTATAGAAAAACCGGATAATACTATTATAAGCGCAAGTGCTACTTTTTTGACAGATGGCACTGACGGTATAATTTATTATCGAACTGTGGCAGGGGATTTGAATCAAGCAGGAACATATAACGTTCAATCTTATTTAGTAATGCCTGATTTTGTTGGATATTCTACTCCTGCCAGTTTTACGGTATATGCCAATTTACCATAATTTTAATATAACCTAGAATAGTCCTAACTACGCATTAGGACTATTCTGAGATGTATTAAAAAAGAAGATAAAATGATAGTTTTATTGGGTTTGAGTATGTGTAATAATTGCACTTACTTACCCTTGACAGATTGGAAAAAGTGTGGTAGAATGTATTTGTGTTCAAATATGTGTAGCTACCCGAGATGCTACTCAAATAAGCTCGGGTACAAATAATCATGATGGTAGGAATAACTTAAGGTTTAGACCGATTGTGAATATCTGCCAATGTTATCAATTCGTCTAACAGGCAGGACGTTTGGCTTTGACCCAAAAAATGAAAGTTCGAATCTTTCAATGATAGCCTATTCTTTTGTAGCTTAATGGCAGAGCAAACGACTGTTAATCGTTGAGGTTGTAGTTCGACTCTACACAAAAGAGCCTAAATGCGAATATATCCGAATTGGCATAGGAGACTGCCTAAGAAGCAGTAATTTAGAGATTCGACTTCTCTCATTCGCACCTATACAGGTCTTTGGTATAACGGCATTATAGCACTCTCCAAAAGTGAAGATAGAGTTTCAATTACTCTAAGACCTGCCTAACCTTATTATATTTATAGAAAGGATATAAAATGGCTAAAAATGTAAAAAAGAAAGATCTCAATCCAAAAAAAATTTCTTTAAAAAAATTGATTTTGGATTGTGAAAAAAAGTAATATAATTATATAGAGTAGTAGCTTAGTCCGGCTTAAAGTACTCGCCTTGGACGCGAGAGAGCGAAGGTTCAAATCCTTTCTACTCTACAATGCTAGTGTAGCTCAGATGGTAGAGCAAGCGTTTTGTAAACGTTAGGTCGTGAGTTCGATTCTTCACCATTAGCTCCAAATGATTCTATCTGCCAACGTAGGCAAATTGGCTTCCACCCAATGAATGAGGATGCGAGTTCCTCTAGAATCTCTTCCAGCTTTAAAAACTATATTCACTAGCTGGAGAATAAAAGGAGAAAGAAAATGGTTTATATGAAGAATTTTGTAGTTGCGGTAAAAGTTGGAAATAAATATATTCGTGATGAGGAAGGTGAAGTAAAGATTCCTTTTAATTCAGAATATAAACTTTTCCTAAAAAATATGGATAGTAGAAAAGCAGTTGTAAAAGTTTCCATAGATGGTAAGCAAGTTATCGAATCTGGTATTGTGCTTCATGGAAATAGTTCGGTAGATCTGAATGGTAATATTGAAAATGGAAAATTAAAAAATTGTTTTAAATTTATAAAGGTATCGCCAGAAATAGAAGAATTTCGAGGAATCACTCCTGAAGATGGGCTTGCACGAATCGAAGTAACTTGGGAAAAGAAAAGGGTAGAAGTACCTTATACTATTTATACGACAAGATGGGAATATAAGCCATGGGAAAGTCATCCTGTTTGGTATGATTATAATACTATTACTTCTGGAAATAATGATTTGGTATATCGAGGTTCTGGAACGGCTGGACAGAATTATAGCATCAACACTTCTGTAACTAATTCAAGCGATTTGGGAATTACTGTAAAAGGCGAAGAAATCAATCAGTCTTTGAATACTTGTTTTGTAGATACTTTAGAGACAGATAGTACAGTTATTGTATTAAAATTAATTGGATATGATGGAGAATTAAAAACATCTAGAGATAAGTTACAATGCAAAGTTTGTGGCAAAATAAATAAATCTAAGAATAAATTTTGTTGGGGTTGTGGAAGTTATCTAGAATAAAACTTATATAATTGGAGAAAAATATTGGAAGACAGAATTTTTAATGCTTGTATTGCTGCACAAAAAGAGAGCAATGGAAAGCCATTTTGGGATAGATTAAATAAAGAATTAGACTATGGCAAAACAGGTGAAGCACTAAGAAACGATGTAAAAAGAGAAAAGAAAAAAAGAGGATTCTTTAATCCAGATAGTGAAAATTATCAAGAACAAGAAGAATCTTCGTCTTACGATCAAGGAAATGATTTTATTAATGTTGTTTGTGCATCTAAGAGAATGCTTTCAAAAGAAGATGTTATAAAACAATTTAATATAGATATGAATATTTGGGAGATTGAGCGTTTTAAAGTTAAGAGTAGTGAAGGTTATAGGAAAGACCGTAAAGTTGACTGGCATATAAAAAATGGTAGCGTCACTCAGGGAGATGTAACTGATTCTGGTAAAATGCTAGTAGTTCCTTTGTTTCATATAGAAGTTCGATTAGTAAAAAAGAAGCAAGAATGGTCTGAGGAAATTGTTAAAAAACTTTTCGATAATTTAGAAAACAAAAACTTTAATAGACTTAAATATAAACCAGATTATGTTTCTAATGGAAAAGCTCTATTCGTACCTGTGGCTGATCTTCATTACGGGATGATGGCGACCGAAAAAGTAACTGGGAATACATATAATATGACTGTTGCCGAAGATTTAGTAGAGAAAGCTATTTCTCAAATTCTTCAAAGGGTCAAAGGACGGAAATATGAGAAAGTTGTTCTTTTGCTTGGAAACGACTTTTTAAACTGTGATAATATTTTTGGAACTACAACAGCAGGAACTCCACAAGATAACGATAGTTCGTGGTTTGATATGATGGATGGAGCAGCAGAATTGGTTATAAAAATGGTTGAAGCATTTTTGCCAATTGCGCCAGTTGAGGTATATTCAGTAAACTCAAATCATGACACCCACTCTTATTATGGTCTTTCTAAGGCCGTAGAATTTTACTTTAAAGATGATGAAAATGTAACTTTTGAAAATTCTCCAATAGCAAGAAAATATTTTTCTTTTGGAAAAAATTTAGTTGCACTTTCTCATGATATGCCTGTAAAAAGAGCACTTGAAATAATTACTACCGAAGCAAAAGATAAATGGAGTGAAGCAACACATATGTATTGTATTTTAGCTCATTTTCATTCTGCTATGAATTATGAAAAACAAGGATATCTTGAAATTTATAGACTTCCTACTATTTCTGGATGGTCAAGATGGACTAATGAAAAAGGATATCAGCAGACTGAAAAAAGAACACAATGTTTTGTTTTTGATAAAGAAAATGGTATTACAGACATTATGAATATTGTAGTTTCGTAGTAAAAATCCTTGTGTTTTGGAGGTGGCTTTGTATACTGGATATATTGTAATTCAACCTGATGATGAAAACTTGGCTGCACTATATGAAGGAAGAAGTACAGACTATAATTTTATAGTAAATCAGTATGTAATTATACAAGATGTGGAAGGAAAGGTTATAGATAAGAGGCGATGGGATGGAGAAAAATTAGTTCCTTTGTCTTATGTAAAAATAAAAGATTTTAAACCTAAAACTCCAAAACAAGAATGTGCGTGTGATTTATTATCCAATAAAGAAATCCCAATAAAAATTATTGCTGGTGTAGCAGGATCTGGAAAAAGCCGTTTGTCCATTGTCCATGGATTATATTTTGTTGATAAACAAGTATATTCAAAACTATTTTCTGTTAGGCATAATGTCGGGGTAGGAAGAAGTAATGGCTTTCTCAAAGGATCTAAGGTAGAAAAAATTTTAGCATGGTTGGGATTTTTAAGAGACAACATGAGTGATAGGCAATTAACTATAGAAGAGATGATAGGAAGAGAAACTCTTGAAGTTGATGGTATTGAATTCTTGAAGGGTCGTGATATCAAAGATGCTTGGATGATGATTGATGAAGCAGAAGATATCGATGAGCCGGTATTTAAAATGGTTGGGGAAAGATGTTCGGAAGGAAGTGTAATTTGCTTTATTGGAGACTTAGATCAGGCTACACAAGAGGAATTTAAGAAAAGTTCCGGTCTTAGACGAGCAATAGAAAAATTTCAAGGACTTCCTCAAGTTGGAATTATAGTTTTTGATGATAAAGAAAATGATAATGTAAGATCTGACGTTAGTAGAATTTTTACAAAATATTATTAAAAAGTAACATAAAATACAACTTTTATTATGTTTTAGATAGGCTGACATCTTTGGTGGTGTCAGCCTAATTTTAAATTATGGAGAGATGATGGTACAAACAAGAAGAAAAAATAAAGCGGTTACGTCTTCCACGGGCGTTATCGTAGAAACAGTTTATTGCAGGAAATGCCGTCAAGATAAATCTCCTGCTGAATTCTATACGTGTGTTGACAAATTTTTGGACACTAATGGATATTTAAGCTTGTGTAAAATTTGTTGTCGGGATATATATGACGGTTTTTATTTAAGTGAGAAATCTATCGAACGTGCTATGTTAAAGACGTGTCGTTTATTGAATATCCGTTACGATGAGAACGCTATTGAAGCTGCGAAACAACAAGTGGAGACGATGAAGGCGAGGGGTACGGAGTCGGATAATTTCTTTGGGCTGTATAAGTCGAGATTGTTGACATCGGCCAAATTATGTATCCAATCTGATAGAAGTGAAGAAGACTTAACTTTTCAAGAAGGAAATATAATAATAACCCCTACCGATCCCCTTGAAGATCATGATAAAAATGCAGAAGAATTAAAAGAGATTTGGGGAGATCAATTGAATTATGAAGATTACGTTTGGGCAGAGAAAGAATATTCTAAGTGGGAACATGATTATGATATTAGAAATAGTAGCGAAGTCAACTTATTGCGATTGATTATATTAAAATTATTAGATATTAGAAAAATTCGTAATGGTGGTCAAGGATCTACAGCAAAGTTAGAAAAAGAATTTCAAGATTTATTAAAAACAAGTGCTCTTAGTCCCGCTCAAAGCAATGCCGCATCAAAAGGCAATTTGGCGGATACTTGGGGAATGCTTATAAAAAGAGTAGAAGAAGACACTCCTGCGGAGTACTACAAGGACTTTGAACTATTTTCTGATTCATTTAACCTTAAAAGATATATAAAAAATTATATTAGTCGTCCAATATCGAATTTCTTTAATGGACAGAAAAATTATAATATTATAGATGATCCTGATTTTTCATTTGATGCCAGTGTTTTTGGTTCAGAGAGTTCATCTAATAATATAAGTTTATTAAATGAAACCGAAAATGAAAAATTAGAAGGAGAATAATTTTGGCAACTTCTCCTAGACCTTTTCAAGATGATTATCGGAAAGATAGTAAAACTGATGATATTTTTAGGCAACGTAAACCGATGGTCATGGCTAAAGAAATTAGCGATGAAAAAAGAGAAAAAATAATCCTCTGGAATACTTACTTCAGGAGGAATATTTTCGTCTTTATCATTGACGTACTTGAAATAAAATTATATCCTTATCAGATATTGTGGATATATCTGATGTCGATAAGTCCTTTATTTGTAGCTATCTGTAGTCGTGCAAGTGCTAAAAGTTTTATTGTGGCCGTTTTTGTTGTGGCAAGAAGTATATTATATCCAGGTTTGGAAACGGTTATAGCGGCCACAACCAAGGATCAGGCAGGTAGAATTATCAAAAAGAAAGTACAATGGATTTATGATAATTCTGAAATGGCAAGAGCAGAGATAACAAAAATAACTGCCAATAATAATGTTTATGAGTGTCTTTTTAGAAATGGTTCAATAATGAGTGTTGTTGCTGCCAATGAAGGTGCTTTGGGCGCGAGATGTAATGATTTAATTATTGACGAATATGCCAAAATGGATAAAGCCACTTTGGATAATATTTTAAAACCATTTCTTATTCCAAGACAAACTCCATTTGGCATGAAAGACGAATATAAAAAATTATCAGAACCGGTTAGGATATATTATATTTCAAGTTGCTGGTATGTTAGCGAGTGGTGGTATAAAACAGCATTAGCTATTGCAAAAACAATGGCTGAAGGGAAAGCGGCTGGATTCTTTGCAACCGATTTTTGTACAACGTTAAAACATCAGCTTAAGACAATTCAACAAATGGAAGACGAAAAAAGAGATAATATTGCTTTTGATATGCAATATGGAAACATCCCCGGAAATTCTACTGAAAACGCTTATTACCCTATTGGTTTTTTTAAAAGAACTTTGCAAAAAGCTTTTTATCCACTGAGGAAAGAAGATTATGGATTAGCAAAAAATAATCCATTAAAAAGTCCTTTTGATATTCCTAGAGTTGCTGGCGAGATTAGAATAATGGGTGTTGATATAGCAACCAGAGGCGCATCCCAAAATGATAATAGTATTACGTCTTGTATTAGATTAGTTCCAACAAAGAAGGGTTATGCTAGATCATTGGTTTATATGGAAAGTAGCCATGGAGAAAATGGTATTATTCAAGCCAATAGAATTAAAGAATTATGGTATTGGTTTGGGGCAGATGGTGGAATTTCTATGGATGTTGCACAAGCTGGCGCAGTATTGTTTGATTCTTTATCAGCACCATATTATCATGAGCAATTAGACAAACAACTTCCTGCTTTTACTATAATGGATATCCCAGAGATAGAACAAAAGATAAAAGATGAGTTTAAGCAAAGAACTTTGGGCATAAATGCATTGCCAGTTATTTATCCGATATCTGGAAATCCTACTTTAAATACGGATATTCATGTAGAATTTAGAAGTTCTTTGCAGAAAAAATTATGGTCATTTTTGGTAGATATAGACGAAGCTGAAAGCTTTCTTCTTCAAACTCAAAAAGAATTTTTTAGTGCAGAAGATTCTTTCATGCAGGCTTACTTGTTGCACCCCTACCTAGAAACTTCTATGTTTATTAATGAGACGGTAAACCTTTCATGGGAAATGCAGAAAGCAAATCAAAATATAAAATTAGATGAAGGTTCTGGGAGAAAAGACAGGTATTCCAGTGTTTCTATGGCAAATTATCTTGCCTGTATTTTAGATAAAAATTTGTTGAGAGAAGATGACAATTCTAGTGATTGGGATATTATATTGGGTTTAACACAAGTTTGGTAGTACTGTAAATTTATTTAATAAACATAGGCAGATAGAATATTATAAAGAATCGATGCCTTATAATATTTGACAAGGTTATACTCCTAAATAACTTTCTGCCCATATTTAGAATTAGGAGATGTTATAAATTGTTATAAAAGTAGAGAGATAGAGTGGCCGCTCGACAAGTCGTATTCCTGAACGATTTCTCTCTACTATTATATTATCAGGAATAATCTACAGGAGGATATTAGAGATGAGAATAAAATGGGATATCGATTTAGTAAGAAAATTTGTTGAAGAAAATGGTGATGGTGATAAATTGGTTAGTGATGTTTATGTAAATAGCAAGTCTAAATTAAACTTTAAATGTCATGTTTGTGGTGAAAATTTTGAAATAGACTTGGAACATTATCGCCACATACTTAGACATAGAAATTGTTCTCTATATATAAGAAAAATTAAAACTAGACACACTATTGAATTTGTAAAAAAATATGTGATAGAACATGGGGATGGTGATGAACTATTGAGTGAAGAATATAAAAATTCAAAAATAAAAATGGATTTTCGTTGTCACTTATGTGGGAAAAAATTTAAAATGTGTTTTGAAAAATATCGTATAGGACAAAGACACAATGAGTGTATGATTAAGAAATCAACGGAAACAAGAAGGCATTCCTATGATTATATAAAAACATGCATAGAAAATATGGGTTGTGAATTAATATCTTCAAAATATAATACAACACATGACGAACTAAATATTCGATTTTCTTGTGGACATATGGGTAAAAGAAGTTTCTATTTATTTCAAAATTCTGAACCTATTTGCGGAAAATGTAAAGGTGTTGAAAGATATAGCCACGAAGAAGCCAAAAATTATTTATCAAAATTAGGGTTTTTTATACAAGACGATCAGATTTATAAAGGCATTAATACTAAAATAATATTTTATGATACAGAAGGATATAAATATTTTTATAGTCTTGGTGCAGTAAGAAATGGCAATAGAAAACGTCTTAGAAAATTAAATCCGTTTAAAAATTATAATATATATGCCATTAATAATATTACTTTATGGATGAAAAAATATAGGCCAAATTGGGAATTTCATTGCGACAAATATATAAATTCTTTATGTAGTAATTTATTCATTGTTTGCAAAACGTGCGGAAATAGATGGAACACATGCTGGAGTTATATTTATAATAGCTCAACCGGATGTCCGAGATGCTTGGAATCTAAAGGAGAAAAACTTATTTCTGAATATTTGAAAACAAATAATTATTATTATGATTCTCAATATAAATTTTCGGATTGTAAAAATATGAATGTTCTTAAATTTGATTTTGCTATATTTTTAGACATTAAAAAGACTAAATTATTAAAATTGATAGAGTATGATGGTGAACTTCATTTTAAACCACAACATAGCACCCGTGGAAGGTATAAGAAATTGATGGAAATGAAAATTAATGATAAAATAAAAAATGAATACTGTGAAAATAACAAAATAGAACTTTTGCGTATTCCTTATTGGCAATTTGATGAAATTGAACAAATTCTTATAAAAGAATTAAATTTATCAAGAAAGGAGGCTTAAACATTGGCTCCTAGAAAAAAAACAATTGAATCAAAAAACGAAGAGATGATGAATTCTGAAGAAGACGTAAATCTTGCCTTAAGATTTGCTCAGGCTTTAGGATTAAACATATATCCTAGTGCTTTTAATCCTTCTCTTGTCAATAGTCGTATGAAAGATATAGGACTCATGACAACGGGAGGAGTTACTCCTGAAAAAGTAACTAAGGCGTTAGATAACCCAAAATCTTCTGAACGAGAATTGCTGGCGATTTCTGAATCTTTTGAATATACAAGCACTCCATATAAACGATTATTAAATTATATGGCAGACATATTATCGTGGGATTTTACATATACTTGTAAAAATATAAAGGATATATCTGAATATAAATCCCTTGAGTATAAAAAAGATTTAAATATTGTAAAGGATTTCTTCTTAAGATTCGATCACAAGAAAGAATTTCAAACAATTTTAAAGCAACTCTATCGGCAAGAAGCATATTTTTCAGTTCTCCGTGATGAAGGTGAACTCTATGTTATGCAAGAACTTGATCCGACTTACTGTTTGATCACAGGAAGATGGGATTATGGATTTTTATTTAGTTTTAATTATATATATTTTCAGCAAGGCGGTATTGATATAAATATGTTTCCTCCTGTTTTTAAAGAAACATATCAGAAAATATTTACAAATAATAATGCTAATAGTTATAATCCATCTGTAAGTGTAGACGATAGGGGGAGTTCACTTTGGGTACAATATGCCGATTGCAGCCCTCAGAGTGGCTTTTGGGCCTTCAAACTTCAGAACCAACAAGCTACACGCATACCTTATTTTAGCGGTCTTTTCCCTGATTTTGCTAATCAAAATACGATAAGAAATTTACAGAAAAGCTCCTATATGAGTGCCGCTATAAAATTATTGAGCACCGAAGTTCCATTATTATATAAAGAATCAAAAGCCACGGTAAGAGATGCATTTGCTTTATCTCCAGATTTATTAGGAGCATTCATGCAGCAAATTAGGTCAGCTATTAATGAAGCAGTTAATGTAATTTCTACTCCGATGACGAATGTTCAAGGCATTGAATATTCAATTGAGAATGATATTGCTTCTAGCTGGAATAGAAACACTTTGGGGGAAGCGGGCGTGAATAGCAATCTTCTTTACTCTGGAGGAGATTTTAGAATGAATGTTCAAGAAACTCTTTTATCCACACAGGTGGATGAGCTTGCAGTGATGGAAGTATATCCTTGGTTTAATAAATTTCTTGAGTATCAGATTAATAATAGAACTAAAAAATACAAGTTTAAAATCGATTTGGAGGGATCTAATTTTTATACTGATAGGCAACGACGTTTGGAAATGCAAACCACACTGATGTCTCAGGGCGTGGTCAATCCTCAAAAACTAGCTGCTGCCACTGGACAAAGTATTTTTCAGATGCAAGCCCAACTCGATGAAGCGCGTGTAGGTGGCTGGACGGACATGCTTACGCCAATAGTCCCTGCTGCGCAGCAGGCTGCCGGAGCACAGGCAGGAAGACCGGCAAAACTAGATACAGATAGTACGCTTTCGGATAGTGCAAGTGATACGAGATCAGCAGGTTCTAACCTATCTAAAGTAAAGAAAAACAAATAAACAAATAACTACAAACAAATAACAAATAAAATCCCGATTTTATAGGATAATAATAATTAACAATTAACAAAAAGGAGGTAACATATATGACTCATGGTGGTTTCGGACGAATACCTTCTCCTTATGATTCAAGAGATTATGAATTAAAAACATTTATACATAAAACAGTCGAATCAGAACAAAAAACAGAACAATGTTGGGAATTTCCATTAGAACCTCTCGATCAATACGACCAACCTCACTGCGTCGGATTTTCTATGGCAGACTTCGGTATAAACTATCCTACTCCTACAAAATATACTAACAAAGACGGTCATAACTTCTATTATCTTTGTAAAATAAAAGATGGTCAACCTAATATGGAGAATGGTAGTGATATTCGTAGTGCCGCTAAAGTTCTTGTAGACCTTAAAATTATCCAAGGTTATGCTTGGGCAAAGACAATAGATGAAGTCAAATATTGGTTACTCAATAAAGGCCCGCTAATCGTAGGTACTGATTGGACGGAAGGTATGGAAACGCCTGATGAAAATAACATTATACATCTTACTGGTAATATTTTAGGTGGTCATGCTTACCTTATAAACGAATGGACAAAAGATAATTATATTGGTATTCAAAATTCATGGGATGGCAGATGGGGTAAAAAAGGAAAAGCATATATTTCTGCAAAAGATTTCGAAAAACTGTTGAAAAGATGGGGTGGAGAAGCACTAACAGCAGTAGAAATAGAAAAAAATAATTCTCAAATTCCTAATGCAGATAAAAATGCCAAATTTAATATTATTAATTTTATTATAGCTATGTGGAGTTTCTTTTTTAGAAACAAATAACAAAAAATAAATATATCAATCTTTTATATGTAACGGATAAGTAGTATTACTATCTGGCTCCGCATATAAATACAAACAATTTTTCTATGGAGGAAAATAAAATGACTTTAACTACAGCTAAAATTAACAAATTGAATAAAATGAATCGTGCCGCCAAAGATGCTTCTTTGGGAACTCTTGTTGGCAATATGCCTGCTACTGGTATTACCGCAGGTAGTGTTGTTGTTAGTTCTGCCGAAGCTGCTGGTAGCAGAGTTGTTATTACTACTGGTTTAGATGTTGTGACAGGCTTTGTGGGTCAAGACTTACGCTCTGGTAGCCCTATTATTAATGCTAAATGGGTTAGTGGTAGTGTTGCCGGTACAATCGTAGTTACTCATGGTGTTGGTGGGTCATCTATCGTTCTTGCCGCAAACGATTCTTTGAAATACGTAGCTTGGTAATCAAATTAATTTATATTGAGAGAAAGGAGGTCTTATATTTTGAGATCTTTGATTGATAATAAATTAAATGAAAAACTCAACGATATAGTAACATTTTGTTTCTTAGGAAATAGAGTATGTGATAGAGCTATGAGTGTTTTGGATGTAAAGTTTGTTATGAACAAAACATCATCTATTTTACACGAAAAATTAGCTCATTTATTTCCTATGTTAGCAGATGTTGTTTCGGACTATCAATCTTCTAGAAATTGTCTTACTATTTATGGCGAAACACCTAGAGACGATACAGATTATTCTTCACCAATAGATTTCTTTGAAAAAGCATTAGAATTTATGCA